GACATGCTTGGTTTGCCCCGAGATCACTACGCAAAGATTAACATTCATGTCGGTGCATCCTATGGTAACAAGCCCGCAGCACTCGACACATTTGCTCGTAACTTTGAGAGACTACCAGATAGCGTGAAGTCTCGTCTAACCGTGGAGAATGACGACCGTGAATCACTTTACTCGACTATCGAACTCTATGAAGGAGCTTACAAGAGGACTGGTGTTCCGATTGTTTTTGATTATCATCATCACGGCTTTTGCACTGGCGGTCTTACGGAAAAAGAAGCCTTGGAAGTCGCAATCTCGACGTGGGGAGACATCAAGCCAGTAGTCCACTACTCGGAGTCTCGCGCAGACGAAAAGAAGGACGCCAAGATCCGCCCACACGCCCACTCAGATTTCGTCAACGGACCCATCGACGACTATGGGCATGACCTCGACGTTATGATCGAGGCGAAGATGAAAGAACTCGCCCTGTTCGGGATTAAAAAAAACGATGCTGAGCGCTTGACAGCGGCAGCGTGACCGGTTACATTACAAACATAACAAGGAGGACAGACATGTCTACATCAACCGAAGAGAAGAAGCGCTACGTCATGGAGTACATCCGTTCACTCGTAGCAATTGAAGAGGCAATGGAGCCCTACAAGGAGCAGAAGCGCGAACTGCGCACCGAGTACCGCGAGCAGGGCTGGCTCAACACCGACGAGATTCGTGCGGCTGTAAAGGCTTACCGCATGTTCAAGGACAAGATTGACATTGACGAGGTTTACGACAACTACAAGGCGCTTTCTGGCGAAGATACGGAGAACTCATGATTATTGAGTATCATCGCCTTTACAGCGACGTGCAGCATCCAACTCGCTCAAACCCGTCAGATGCTGGTCTTGACATTTATGCGTTCCTCGGAGCAAAGGATGACTTCAAGGTCGTTCTGCCCGGACATTCTGTCCTGATTCCAACAGGGCTGAAGTTCGGCATCCCACATGGCTACATGCTACAGGTTATGAATCGCTCAAGCATAGCAGCCAAGCGTGGTCTTGTTGTTGGAGCACACGTTGTTGACTCTGGTTACGACGGAGAGGTCTTCATCAATCTTCATAATGTCGGGCATCGCAGTCAGGACATTTATCACGGAGACAAGATTGCTCAGTTGGTAATGATTCCAGTTGTTCACTTCCGTGCATTTGAGGAAGTAGACGGAATGCTTTACGACGAGCGTCATCCAATCACTATTTCAGAACGAGGGTCAGGAGCCCTAGGGAGCACAGGTGGATAAGAACACGCTAGAAACAATGTTTAGTTCAAAGTCAAACGAGTGGGCAACGCCCCAGTGTTTCTTTGACAAATTGAATAACATTTATGGACCATTTACCTTAGATGCCGCCGCGTCAGACGACAACTATAAGGTCGCAAACTACTACACCCAAGCAGACGATTCCCTATCACAGGACTGGTCTGGTCATCGAGTGTTCCTAAACCCACCTTATGGTCGAGGACTAAAGGATTGGGTCCGCAAAGGTTATGAAGAGGGGCTTAAAGAAAACACAACAGTCGTTATGCTCATCCCCGCCCGCACCGATACCAAGTATTGGCACGAGTGGGTTATGAAAGCAGACGAAATCCGCTTTGTCCGAGGACGCATCAAGTTTGGAGATGAAACGAATAGCGCACCATTCCCATCTGCCGTGGTAGTGTTCCGCAAGACTGCTTTTGATGGACCACGCATTACCGGAATGGAGCGGGCATGAATAGGGCACAGCGGCGGCGGCTCAAGAAGAAGAATAAGGGCAACGAAAAACTCGCCCAAAAAATTTCCACCTTCAGCCACAGACCGGACAACTGTTCGGCATGTAACGCCGCATTTGACCCCAAATCCAAAGAACATGCGCTCACATGGCGAGTAGTTGTACGGGAAAACCCAACGCAGGTAAGCCTATTCTGCCCAGATTGCATCAACAAAGCACAGGAGGTAATTGATGCCCACACCAACACAGATGATTGATTTATTTGATTCGGACGGAGCATCCGACGAGGACTTCTCCGACAACCTAACAGGACTTGAAGGCATCGCACGACGCGAAGCCGTCAACCACCCATCACACTACAACGCCGGAAAAATCGAAGTAATTGAAGCAATTGATGATTGGAAACTTGACTTCAATGCAGGCAACGTGGTAAAGTATGTTGCGAGACACCGACACAAGGCAAATCCTCTTGAAGACCTCAAGAAAGCCCGTTGGTATCTCGACCGACTAATCGAGAGGACAGAAAATGGCAGTCAGTAGAATAAATCGAAAAAACCTAGACCAGATTCTAGGTGGTGGAGTAACAGGCGATCATGAAGTCGTAATCAAGCTCTACGGCTCTAATTGTCACCTATGCCACGCACTCAAGCCCGAGTTCGTCCGCATTGCCGACGAACACGAAGGCATCCATTTCTACGCCTTCAACATGGAAGACGGCGAGGGTCTAGAAAAGAAGTGGGGATTTAGTGGAGTTCCGTCAATTTGCTATGTCCGCACGGGTGGTCCGCGTCCAATCGTCCGCTTCATGGAAGACCCAAAGAAGCCGCACGAAGAAATGTGGTTCCATCCCACGGGTATCCGAAAGTTTATTGACGACAACAGGAATTGACAATGGAGACAGCATTAACCTATGATGACGTTCTACTCTTACCACAATACTCCGATATCCGCTCTCGATCTGAAGTGGATATCTCTTCTAATCTGGGGAACGGACTAAGACTCGGACTACCCATCTTTTCCTCACCGATGGATACCATTTCCGAGGTAGCGATGGCGGAAGCAATGAACAATGGAGGCGGAGCAGCCATTCTTCACCGCTACAATAGCATTCAACAACAAGTTGAAATGATCCGGGCTGCCAAAAATGCTGGCGTAGCCAACATCGGATTCGCTGTTGGCATTGATAACGGCTATCTCGATCGTGCCGAAGAGTGCGTCAAGGCAGGCGCAACATTTGTTTGCATTGACGTTGCCCACGGACACCACATCAAGATGCGAGAAGCCTTGAAAAATTTGCGCTATGAGTTGGGTTCCTCAATTCACATTATGGCTGGTAACGTAGCAACTATTGAAGGAATCAATCACCTTGCCGATTGGGGCGCTAACTCTGTTCGTTGTAACATTGGTGGTGGGTCTATCTGTTCTACCAGAATCCAGACAGGACACGGACACCCCGGTTTACAGACAATCTTTGATTGTTCTCGGACAGACCGCGATGTTGCTATCATTGCCGACGGAGGCATTCGCAACTCTGGCGACATTGTAAAGGCACTCGCTGCTGGCGCAGATGCTGTAATGTTGGGTTCCTTGCTGTCTGGAACCCGCGAGACGCCCGGAGAAATCCTAACAGACGGAACAGGTCGTAAGTACAAAACCTACCGAGGAATGGCGTCCAAGGAGGCGCAAATGGATTGGAGAGGACGTTACTCTTCGTTTGAAGGCGTCTCGGCTACTGTTCCCTACCGAGGCAAGGCAAAGAACGTCCTTGAAGACCTTGAGCGAGGCATTCGCTCTGGGTTGTCCTACTCTGGTTGTCGTTCTATCCACGAACTACAACATAGAGCCAAGTTTGTTCGTCAGACCTCCGCAGGTCTTGGCGAGAGCAGAACACACATTCTGGCTAGGAGTGTGTGAAATGTCTGACGATCCAAACTACGGAGAAGATGTAAAGTCCATTCGTTTTTGGGTCTATGACGACGATCACGCACGACTAATCATAAGACTGAGACACAACAAGCTAAGAGCGTCTCAGTTCTTCCGTGCCGTGATCGATGGCGTCATTGAAGAAGACCCAAATCTAATGGCTTTCTTGGACAATTATGTTGTAGAACATAAGATCCTAAGCCGTCAGCGCTTTACCAAGTCTCTCAAGCTGAGAAAGAAAGGAGAAGAAAAGTTAGAAGACTGGGGACTCCTAGACGACGCCGACAAAGAAAACCTATTTGATCTAATCGCACAGGAGTTTCCAGACCTATGAATAAAGAAGACTTATTAGTTTGCGCGCAGCAGTGCCTAAAAGACAGGGAGTGTTGCCCAGCAGACAAATGTAAATTTCACATTGACTATGAAGACGAATTTAATTGTTCCCTGATCTCGATCCACCAAAATGGACCCTTGACTCTCAGGGAAATTGCAAAACGCGAAGGACTTTCTTTCGCGAGAATAAAACAAATAGAAAATAAAGCACTAATTAAATTACACAAACGTTTGCCTGACGGAGAAGAATTATTGGCTTCTTCTGGTGACGTAGACTATTTAACTTTGAGTTTTTAAGGAGAATTAAAACTATGGCTCGCAAGACACTACTATCAGAATCAGAAATCCGTCAGTTCATGAAATTGGCGAACATCCAGCCTCTTCAGGAGATGGGCTACGAGATGCCCGACGAAGACGAACCCATGATGGAAGAAGAGGAAGAAGAAGGCATGGAAGTTGAAGTCGGTGCCGAAGAGGCTCCCGCACCCGAAGGTGGTATGGAAATGGACGCCGAAATGGACATGGAAGAGCCCGCAGGCGACATGGAAATGGATATGGACATGGACGCTGGCGAAGAAATGGGTGACATGGGTGGCATGGAAGGAAAAGAAGAGCAGCTTGCTGACATCATAGAAAAACTTGGCGTGCTTCTCGGTCTTGAAGTTGATGCAGAAGTGCAGCCCGCTGGCGCAGAAGAAATGGGGGGTGAAGTTGAAGCCGACGAAGGTGGTGATCTAGATATGGCTGATGCCGCTCCCGAGGAAGGCGGAGAAGAAGAGATGGAAATCGGTGATGAGGAAATGGGCGAAGAAGAAATTGTCGCAGAAGTCGCCCGCCGAGTTGCTGCCCGTCTACTCCGTGAGAAAAAGCAGGATGCTGTGGCGACCAAACTAGCCGAACGCATTTTCCGCAGACTTACCTCAAAATAATAGTTTGACAGCATTCTCCTGAGCCGTTATAATAACCATCTAGGCAACCATCCTAGGTGGTTATTTTTATGGAGGGACTTATGATTTGGTATATCGCATTAGGAATTTTATGCTTCGGGCTTGGACTTACATTTGGGTTCTTGCTCTCCGTCAAAGCAGCAGGCTCAACAACGATTACGATCGTCAGAACCTCCAGCGTTATTGGATTATCTATTTTAGCGAAGTGCATAGAGAATTACAGTTACGCGAACCTAGTTAAGTTAGACGCCCTTAGAAAGTCGGGCGTAGAGCCCGACGATAAGGTTTACCAGTTAGAGAAGGAGAACCAAGAGAAGATTATGAATAACTTCAAAGAAGATTCAATCAAGTTCTTGGTCAACGCACATAGCGGAATCTTCAAGGAGATCGCACCCTACACAGATTGGCGTTCAGCCATGAGGTTTTTAGAAAAGAACAGAGAACTAGCGATTCTATTTAGAAAAGGAGCAGAATCATGATTAAGCAGATTGTTGGAAAGATTGTTGAGAGACTACTGCCCTCTCCCAAAGCAGAAGCACAGGTAGAGCCAAAAGTCGTGAATCTAGCCGAAATGCTAGCGGGAGCAGCAGAACCAGAACTAAGAGTAATCGGACTCTACTCCAACGTTGAAGACGAGAAGATTGCCGAACTAACACAGGCGCTACTCTATCTCAACGAGACAAACAAGATGAGAGACAAGGAAAAGGAAGAGAGCAAGCCTATTGAGTTCTACATCAACACCTATGGCGGCTCCGCTGACGATATGTTTGCCCTTTACGACGTTATGCAGAAGATTCAGGAAGAAACTGAAATCCACACAATCGGTGTTGGAAAGGTTATGTCCGCAGGAACTCTGCTTCTTGCAGCAGGAACCAAGGGAAAGCGCAAGATTGGTAAGAACTGCCGCGTAATGATCCACAACGTTGCAGCAGGTAACTTTGGAATCCTACCCAACCTCACAAACGAACTTGAGGCTATCCAGCAGTTGCAAGACGACTACATCAACGCTATGGTTGAGAACACCAAGTTTACCCGCAAGTCCCTACAGAAACTACTTAACGAAAAGGTAAACATCTACCTATCTGCTGAGGAAGCAGTTAAGTATGGTCTTGCCGACGAGATTATGTAAGGAGTAGTTATGTCTGATAGTTTGTTAATGCTTCTCGAAATGATCGAGGAGGTTTTGGAAGAGCAGAATCTAAATGAAGCGTTTAATGTTCCAATCTTTAATGCTGAAGATATTGAGAACATTGAAGATGAAGCTCGAAAAGAGGAGGTTTCACGACTATTTGATTTTTTGGCTGCAAAGGGGGTTATGAATCCGCTCGCATATGAGCCGGAAACAAAAAAAATAAAAATTAGAAATATTCCAAAGAAATACCAAAAGCAAATTAGTGACGAACTTAAAGACATTGGTATAACACGCTTTTCATTTGGACAAGGCTCGACAAATCGTGACGGAAAAAAGATCTCCCGCGAGTCTGAAAGGTTTGAAGGAAATTTAATAATTGCCCTCAACGGCTCAAAGCCCGAAGACTTTACTACTAAAGATTATATTGATACACAAGAACACCAGCATCGCGCTAACAAAGTGATCTCATCAATAGGTAGAAATAACATCGCAGGTGATAACTTTTACAAAGTTGAAAATGGTGTAGTAAGCGAGATCTATAATAAATATGGAGTCTCGAATCCTACATCAAAAACAGACATAGCGTCCGCTACAGTAGCAGGCACACGTATTTCAGTTAAAAAAGAGAATGCCTCTCTTTTGAGCGCAGAGAACAACGAAACAAGAGCTATTTTTTACGCTATTTCCAATAGAGAACCAGAAGTAGAGAAGTTCTTGGATCTTCTAGAGCAAAAACTATCAAAAGATGTGTGGAACTCTTTAGACACAAAGCAGAGAAGAGAACTGGGTAACGAAACGATCAATTTCATTGAACAGTTCATCGGTGAAAGTCTTTCAGGAAATTCAGAGTTCAAGCAAGAATATCTTTTTGAGGCTATGTCTGGAAGACACCGATTTGAGGGAGAGATGCAAAAAGCTAGCAAACTTCTGATCTGGGATCTTGCTGGAGGCGGCAAATATGAAGAACTATTTGACTGGTGTGTCGAGAACTCACAAAATATAAAGTTTGATGTTCGCTGGCGAGGAAGAGGTCGCAGTGGTGGTATGAGAATAGATGAGTTTAGAGACACTAGAGGAGAATTTTCCAAAATTATGGAAATAATGCTGAAAGACACCGATAAGTCTCCAGATTTGGGACTCGATATCATAGTCTCTAACTTTCCTGCTTACGCTTTCACGGAGGAAACTTGAAATCACCACTACGTTATCCCGGTGGCAAAACACGCGCAATAAAGCACCTACTCCCCCACATTCCAGAGGGGGACATTTGTTCCCCGTTCTTGGGTGGTGGGTCGTTAGAGTTGGTGCTCTCCAAAGATAGAACCATTTACGCTTACGATGCGTTCTATCCTCTCTACAACTTCTGGGACTGTCTTCTCACAGAGAAGGATTGCCTTGTAGAGCAAGTCAAGAAGTTACATCCAATAGACAAAGAAACATTCAAGGCTTTACGAATGCTTCTCCGAGGCTACGCTCCGTCGCAAGGCAAGAGCGTAGAACTTGCTGCCGCCTACTTTGCGGTCAATCGTTCTTCGTTCTCGGGCGCAACACTATCGGGTGGATTCTCGCAGCAAGCAGCCGAAGGACGCTTCAACCAGAGCAGCATCAAAAGGCTGGCTAATTTTGACGCACCCAACCTAAAAGTAGGGTTTGCTGGCTTTGAGGAGTCCATAGAGCAGCACGAAAATTGTTTCCTTTATCTTGACCCTCCTTACTTTTTGGAAGAGAAGAGCACGCTTTATGGAAAGAACGGAGACATGCATGAGGGCTTTGAACATAAACTTTTACATTCCCTCTTGACAAATCGTACAAACTGGTTATTATGTTATAATGATTGTGAGTTTATTCGCGAACATTACTCTGACTATGAGATTATTCCAGCAGAGTGGGCTTACGGAATGAACAAGAGCAAGAAATCAAACGAAGTCTTTATTATTTCACGAGGTTAAAATGACAAACAAAATGGTTTTTGCGAACAACGAAGAACTACGACAGAAGATTCTAAACGGAGCAAACACACTTGCTGATTATGTTTCTTCTACTCTCGGACCAAAGGGCAGAACGGTTCTTCTAAAAGAGCACGACAAGCCTGCTTTCGCAACAAAGGACGGAGTAACAGTAGCCCAGTTCGTTCAGTTGGACGACGAGTTTGAGAACGCTGGCGCACAGGTTATCCGTCAGGCAGCAAACGAGACAAACACAAGCGCAGGAGACGGAACAACAACTGCTACCGTCCTTGCGAGAGCAATCCTAAATGAAGCGCAGCGACACAT